CAACAATGGGCGAATGGTTTGGTTGACTTCGCCTGTAACGTTGTCTAATAAGAACGATACGGTCAGCGATGATGCTTCCAACCCTGCAACGTAGGTGTGCCCCGCGGTTGCGCTGGTGGTCATTGCGGTTGTTTCCAATTGATCAAACGTGCGGTTGAGGGTAACGGATGTGACCTTATCGCTCAAATCAACGCCGCCAATTGTAAAAACAACTTGATTATTTAGAAAAACGGCCATTATTCGCCATCCTCACTTTTCTTTGTAGTTGTTATTTTCTTTGGGCCGATGTGTCCACCGGCTAGTAGGGCTTCAATGTTAAAACCCTCCAAATCTGATTCATCAACATCGGTTCCACAAGGAACCACGCGATCTTTAGCAAAACGCAACCCTTTAGGGTTTGTAATTGTGTATTTCACTTTTAGCTCCAACTCGTTAGAATTTCAACGGTCATTTCCACGCCCAACAAATCACCGGTAACTAATGAAATGTTTGCAGGTGCGGAAACGTCCGAAATGTTTAATGCGTAATTGGCCGCGCCTAATTTGGTCACAGCTTGCACAACAAAATCTTCAATGCCATTCAAATTGCCTTTGTTATCCAACATAGGCACAAACAATTGCACAATGAAACGAGCCAACGGGGAGACGGTAATTTGATTGTTGTTGTTTGGCACTAAATAAGGGTCAGCCGGCAAAATCACGCATGAATTGGCAATAGGCGTTTCCGGCGGAAATTCGAAAGTTGACCACACCGCATCATTGGTTAATGTAGTGGCAAGGGTTGAACGCAATGTGGTTATGGCCGGTGTGGGCATCGCTAACCTACTAGGGCATTTGGACTTAAGTGATTTGCCAATAACCCGCGGATTCTGGCAATCAATGTGTTGCCCATGCGGAATGGGCTAGGGGCAAAACCGTCAATGCTGGCGGCTTGCCCGCCCGCCGCTTGTCGCGCTTGCCAAATGTCCACAGCTAACATGAGTGCGGCCTCGCGTATTTCTGCCACGGTTGCATAATCCGTTTGATGTGCTGGCCCGACAATGCGACCATAGGGGCGCACTAAATGAATGTCTTGATCGCTGGCAGTTTTTGCATATTTCAACGTGTAAAGGGTTGCCTCGGTAATTGTTTTGTTGGATGCGTTGAATGTGGAACCGCACAATTCGATATCAATAACTTGGCCCTCAACAAAACCGTGAGGATATGGTGTAGTCAATTCTGCAATGTTGTTGCTTAATGATGTCGCGGAAACTGGCGAATTGTTAAACCACAACATTTTTTTCACTATGTTTTCTGCCGCTTGACATACTTCCTCAACTACGGCAGATGAATAAAGGGTGGCCGAAATTCCTAATGTGGATTCCAACTCAGCTTCGGTTACATACGTTGCCGGCATTTCGGCCCTCCCTTCATTGTCAGGCCCAACCCCGTTGGCTACTCGGCACGGGGTTGGGGGTCTATGGGTTACGCCTTATTATTTTTGAAGGCTCCACCGGCGGCCAACGTTGCTAATGCACCATAACCGTAGTACATAAGTTCTATCTGCCCGCTGCCAATGAGATTAGTGGTGAGGCGCAATTGTGGTGACTCATACCAGATGAAACAATCAGGATTCAAAATCAAAATTGTCCCATCGCCATCGCCACTATTTGCATAATCCACATACAAATCAAGGCCGGCAACATTCCCGCGCAATGCGGAAACGGCTACCGCACCACCGGCGTTTTGTGGTTGTTGCGCCATGTAGATTGGCCGTCCACCATCGTTTAGGGTCATAATGTTTGACCATTGACCACTTGAAACAACCATGTTTCGGGCGAATCGCTTGGAATTGCTATACACGCTGGCCGCGCCGCGTGAAACGATGCCTAACAATTCTGAAGCTGTCGGATAAGTAGCAACGGTGGTTCCATCTAAGGTGGCCGCGCTAATCAATTCAGCATTAACAAAATTGTTAGTTGCCAACGCATACGCATCAGCCATTTGGGAAACCAATACGTCAAGGAATACAGGGAGTGAACGATCAAACAATTCAACACTCACCGTATTTTGGCCGGCATACTTATTTACCGTGGCGGTGACAAATTCCACTTCCATTCCGGTTTCGGATGGTGATGCACCTTCATTGGTATCGGCAACAGTAGGCACGGTTTTGATACGCGGAATTTCTAGCGACATTCCCGCCGCTGGCAAGGCCGCCGTGCTAATGGCTTCGATGCTGGCACGGAATGAATCGGATTTACCGTTAAACAATGTGCCTAGTTGGGGTGTCGGTATGAGTCCTGCATTATTTGTAGTTGAATCGTCAGCCGCGCGAATGTATAACGCGGAATCAGAATAAGGGTCGAGCGTGGCCTTTACTTTGTGATAAAGGTATTCCGCTGGCGTGTTAATGGTTGAACGCGGTGTTGCATATACAACGCCGGTATTGATTGGGCGTGAGGCTTCCACCTTGTCGGCTTCTACCTCGGGTGTTGGGGTAGCGTTTTCCACGCTGGCCTCACTTTCGGTTTGTTGGATTTCTTCGATTTGTGTTTCTTCTTGCTTTTCTGGCTCATAATCACTAGCCAAAACTTGTTCAACGGATGCGCTGGAAAATGCCGGTGTGTGGACTAATGACACTTCTTCCAATTCGGCGCTGATCACGTGGATGACACCGCCGCGTTCTTCGGAACGATTGACCTTCACGCCTACGCTCAAACCATCGCGCAAATCTGCCGCTTCAATAAGTGCATCATTGCCGGCGTTTGTTTCGGCAATCTTGAATTGTGCATAGATGCCATTGTTGGATTCTTGAACATTGATTGCGCGGCCTATTGGTTTTTTGGGGTCATGTTCTAACAACAATTTGAAACGGTTGTTTGGCATTGTTACACTCCCTTTTTCGAACATGACATCACCAATGTTTGTATGTCCTATTTCGCCAAATGGCAAAATTTTGCCGGCGATAACGCGGCGTGTGCTGTCGGTTGCCTCAATGTGCCCCGAAAAAATTAATTTAAGTATTTCCATTAGGTGTCAAATCCTCCATTTGCATTGCTTGATCTAGGGTGATGAGATTAAGGGCCAACATCTTTTCGATAACAGCTAAACGTGTAAGTGCATCGGCCCTTAAAAATGTTTCATCTATTTCAAAACGCACCACATTGCCAATGGCGGTAATGTCGTTCATGCTTAAACGACCCTCAATAGCTGTAATAAACGGTTGTAACGTCATGGATACAAATTGCCGCCGTTCATCCAATACGTTTGAATAAGTCATGCTGTTGTTCATTTCACTACTTAACAAATACGCCGGCACATTGCACAAACGCGCAATTTGTGTGCTAAGGAATTGCGATGCCTCGTTGTAGGCCATATCTTTGGGTGAAAATGATGTTGTTTCATAGCTGAGGGTGCTGGACAAATAGGCGGTTGATCGTTGCGCCCGTGCGGCCTTCCATTGTGCAAGCAATCCGGTGATTTGGTCTGGTGGCAAATCCGCACCATTGTTTTTAATGTAACCTGTTGGCATCGGTGTTGATGCGGCCACGGCGGCGGCTTTTTCTAAATCTAATGCCGCTTTAATGGTACGGCCACCACGCGCCAAAATTCCTTCGGAATCTACGCCTTGAAATGTAATCAAACTTCCAATGCCATCATTGGGCCGTTTTGTGCCATCCACCGCATACGATGTGACTAATGTTTGATTGGCATTAAATGTAGGTGTTACGCGGTCATTAGATACAAATGCAAAACTTGAAGGCCGTCCATCATCGGCATAGGTGCTGGTTACTTCAAGGTAAGCGGTACCGAAAAAAAACAAACTATCAACAATGTATGACAACGTAACCGCGCGAGGTTGCCGTGGGTCAAATTGTTCTAACCACAATGGCGATCCCAACTCCTGGCCGGTACTTTTTCTATATAGCGCCAATGGCAAGGAACTAATGACACCACATATCAAATTACGGGCACGAGCAACGGAAGGAACCGCCATTGCATCATCGCGGGTGATAAATAGATTGGGTTGGAATAATGAACTTGTCACCGTTTCCATAACGGGCGGTGATAATTGCGCTTCAATGCGCGGTTTTGGCTCAGCTGTATTTATGGCCTCAACTAAACGCAATGTGTTCAATAAACCCATGAGGGCCATTGTTTCACATTGTCAATAGTTTCGGCTCGTGTCGCTCACACTACAATTAACGCATTTGATTGCGGTTTGTTGGCAAACCAAATAACCATTGCAGTTGCCACACACGCGGTGACATCGCCGGCAGATTTACGGCGCACAATGCGCCAACCCGATTCGGTTGTTTTCATGGCGGCATTGTTCACACTTGCCGTTAATTCTATTTGTTGCCGGTGCATCAATCGTTTATTGCTCATGGCCGATAACATTTCGGAACACGCTTGGGCAAACGGTTGGCCGCTAATTTCCTGCAACGGAACGCCGGCGTGTGCCAACCGGGAGGCGATGGCGCTGGCGGTGTAACGATCATACAAAACAACCCGCGGGCGGTATTGCTTGATGTAATCGTTTATTTGCACGGCTAAGGTCATGTCATCCAATGCGGTATCACTTGACCAATGCGCCAACATAACCAATTTTACTTTTTCGCCTTCCATTTGTCCGGCTATCAATGCGGCTTCCCTACCCGATGGGGAAACATCCATTGCAAAATAGGTTTGTGGCCCTGCCTCGAATGTCATGGCAGGGTTGGCACATGAATCCCATGCACCTACCGGCCACGGGCTAGCCAAATTGCCATCAATGAATTGGCATAACATTTCCGTTCGCACGGCGTTAGTGTCGGTATTGGATTTGATGCGGTGTCGTAGCGTGTCCACCTCAATTAAATACCCTAAAGCTGGGTTGGCTTCCTGCCACCCTTTAACATCATCAATAGCGCGGGTAGGGGATGCAGACCATTCCAAATACAACAAGGATGGGTTGTTGTTCTCAATGCCCCGTTGCCGTAAATTATTTAACACCGTGGAACGGTTATCACCGGCATTAGATACCGCCAGAATAACGGCATTGGGTTTGGCTTGGGTTGTATATTCCACCGCGGCCCACACATCTTCGCCAATCGAGCGCAATTCATCCACAAAAAAATAGTCAATGCTGAGGCCGCGGGGTGAATCGCCCGTGGCCGCCACCACCCGATATTCCGCGGATTTGCCATTGATGTTAAAAATGATGCGCTCACTGCCATTAGTAGAATATGTTTGCACCCAACCCGTTCTCAGCTGTGGTGTTTCCCTAATCATGCGATCTAGTTGCCTAAACGTGGTCAATGCCATGTTGCGGGTGCTGGACATGCCAGCAACCGCCGTTTTTCCAAACAAATAGATTTGAGCCAATATCATCAATTTGGCTAATTCGGTTTTACCGTTTTGGCGGCTAATCGTAATAATCTGAGTACGGCGTATAAACTTGCCATCCTTTTCGGCCAACATCTCACCTAATGCGTAAATTTGCCACGGCAATAAGCTGATTCCAATTTCTTCCGCAAATTGCAAAACTTCCGGCAAACGGGTCTGAACTTTTTTTAACGGCGTGGTAAAAATCCTCGGTTTTGATGACCCTAAAACCCGACCCCTCAAACGACCAGTTTTCATCGGTTGCACATTGGTT